ATGCCAAAGAAAACGACTCGCAAACTTCCCACCTATATGCAGTTGCTCGACGGACGATATTTCGTCCGCGTGCCGGTGAAGCCTGAGCTTCGCCCCTATGTCGGCTCTACCGAGCTTCGCGAAGCGCTTGGCCCCGATCTACGCATTGCCAAGGAAAACCTTCACGCTCACGTCGCGATCTTCAAGCAGAAGCTTCGCGAGGCGGCAGAGGCCTACCGGCGCGGTTCCGGCAAGGAAGTTCCGATCTCCATCGATCCTGTTGATCCTACCCGCCTCATGGTCCGGCATTACCGCGACGTGCTGGCGTTCGATGAGGAGGCGCGTAATCACGACCACCGCTATTCCGCGTTTGGTTACGTCGATGAGCTTTTTGCCGAGCGCCTTCGCAAGGGGATCGCCGGCAGCCTGTCAGATCAGGAATACCTTCAAGTCATCAATGGTGCCCTTGCCAAGCTACAGCGGGCAGGGGAGTCCGTCCCAATGCCCGGCAGCGATGACTTCCGACCGGTGGCCCGTGCCATCTGCTTGGCCGAGTATGAAGGTCTGTCCCGCATCGCAGAGCGCGATGAAGGGGACTTCGCCGGCAAGCCTGAGAACCCGGCCCTTGTGGCAGCAATCGAACAGGCAGAAATTCAGCAGCAGGTGGACGACCAGCCGGTAAGGCTGTTCGATACCTGGACCTTAGACCGTGTGATCGAAGAGCAGCAGCGCCTTGCCGCGATGGGGCTTGGCCGGCCTAAGTCCACTGCCACGCTGGAGAAGTATCGGACGGCACAATACGACTTCGAGCACTTCCGCAAGGACAAGAAAGTTGCGACGATCACGCTCGCCGACGGCAAGGCGTGGCGTGATCACATGCTCACGAACACCAAACTTTCCCGGAAGTCGGTTCATGACAAGATCACGATCATCCGCTCGCTTATGAACGAGGCGAACCGGCAGGCGGAAAATCAGATGTTCCCCGGTGGTGATCCATGGGCAGCGCTTGAAATGCCGAACGTCATCAAAGGTGACAGTGCAGACCGGACCTATACCCTCAAGGATGCCCGTCACTTCCTAGAGTTCGCACGGACTGCGCACCGCACAAGCTTCCGGTGGATTCCATGGATCATCGCCCATACCGGCGCACGGGTGAATGAGATCACGCCGCTAGAGCGTGAGGACATCGAAGAGAAGGAAGGCTATTGGTTCATTCACATCCGCGTTGATGGGGATCGCACGACCAAGACCGGCAAGGCTCGCAAGGTTCCGGTTCACCACGCCTTGATCAATGAGGGCTTCATAGAGTGGGTCAAGCAGCAGCCGCCGGGCAGGCTTTTCCCCGGTGGCAAGAATAAGGACCAGCGCCTTCGCGAGTGGATTCATGAGAAGGTGTTTCCCAAGCGCGACGACCTGCCGCCGCCTAACCACGGCTTCCGGCACCTGTTTGAAGATGCCCTTTATGCCGGCGTTAGCCAGAAGGCGGCACTCTACATCACCGGGCGCTCATCTGGCTCATCTGCGGATGACTATGGCGGCAGCGACCTACGTCTAATAGAGATCGCGAAGCAGATGGGGAAGGTTCGCGATATCATAGGTTGAGCCTCCCTTCGCCGCCGTTAGAGTTGGTGTATTGTTGCTGCGGGGCATAGGGGGAATCGATGGAACCGAATTGGACGCTGGAAATCTCAAAGCTTGCTGTGCAGGCATTGACGCCAATCGCCGTTGGCTGCCTCGGTTGGTGGTTCAGCAAGCGCCTCAAGGATATCGAGCAGGCCCAATGGGGCAATCGGAAGCTCACTGAGAAGCGGATTCAGATCTATGAAAAGATCTCGCCGCTGCTGAATCGCCTATACTGCTACTTCATTTATGTGGGTGATTGGAAAAGCCATAGCCCGCGCGCGATAATCCAGACGAAGCGTGATCTTGATCACGAGATCCATGTGAACCGGTTCCTGTTGGAGCCTGAAGTTTTCACGGCTTACGAAGAGTTCATCGGCATTCTGTTCGCGCTCTATAATGGTCCCGGCACTGATGCGAAGATCAAGACACGCGTTCTGTCCCATGACGGCGACAGGCAACAGTCGCCCCATTACCAATGGGAGCGCGCATTTGATGACTGCTTCGAAACCTCAGATGTGGCCCCTAAGGCAAGGGTCACCGACCTGTATGAGAAGGTGATGAGAGCTCAGAGATCGGGAATAAAAACCTAGATAGCAGAAAAAAATCCTAATAAAGGATTCACAAGAGAGTCCTAATGTGAGATTCTGACCTCAAGTTAATTGAGGACGGAATTTCATGAACCTTGCCAGTGTTGTTTCCACCGCGAAGAAGGCGCTTGGCCTCCCGGTAGAACAGAAGGCATATTCGCTGGCCGACCCCGGCATCAGCGAGCTTTTCGGCATAATCCCGACAGCATCCGGTGTTGTCGTTACTGGCAATTCCGCGATGCACGTCCCGGCAGTGCTTCAGGCCGTGCGCCTAATCTCCGAGACTATCGGCTCACTTCCTTGCAAGCTCTATCGAGAAGCCGATGACAGCAAGGAAGCGGCCAAGGATCACCCCGGCCACAAGATCACCCATAGCCGCGCGAACGACTGGACCAGCGCCGGACAGCTTCGCATTGACCTCACGGTTGACGCCCTGCTTCATGGCGCGGGTTATGCGCAGGTAGTCCGGGCTTCTGATGATCGCCCCCTTGAGCTTCACCGCCTCGACCCGTCGAAGGTGCAGCGCCGTTGCGAAGACGACGGCGAACCCTTCTATCTCGTGTCAACGGAACGCGGACAGGTCCGACTTTCCTATCGCGACGTTCTCTATATCCCGGCCTTCGCTGGCGTCTCGCCGGTCAAGCTTGGCCGCGAAGCCATCGGCATCGGCCTCACCCTCGAAAAGCACACGTCGAACCTTTTCAGCGACGGCGCACGCCCGGCGTCGATGTTCTGGAGTGAAAACAGCGTTCCCGATACCGAAGCTGGAACGAAGGTCATTGCCAACATCCTGAAGGACTACCGGGCGGCATTCAGCGGCGGCAAGCAGTCGCGCCCGCTCATCGTGCCGAACGGTTTCCGCTATCAGCAGATGGCGCTTGCCAGCACTGATGCACAGTTCATCGAAAACCGCCTTGAGCAGATCAACGAGATCGCCCGCATTTTCGGCGTCCCTCCGCACATGCTCTATCAGCTTGAACGCGCGACCTGGAGCAATGCGGAACAGATGGCAGCAAGCTTCTTGCAACTTTGCCTTCGCCCGTGGCTCGACAAGTGGCAGGACGCCTATGCGACCGTGCTTCTCACTGATGAAGAGCGCGACACCCTCTATTTCGAATTCGTCATTGACGATTTGCAGCGCGCCGATGCGGCAGGCCGTGCCGAGATCTTCGGCAAGCTTGTCGCCATGCGCGCCATGACCCCGAACGAAGTCCGGGCCGCGATGAACCTGCCGGCACTGCCGGGCGGCGACGAACTCGCAAACCCCTACACCACGACGACCACGACCGGCCCGGCAGCTAGCCCGCAGCCGAAGGAGAACGCATGACCCTTGCACAGCTTGTAGCTTCGCTCGACGCCCGGCTTGCCGCTTACAGGAAGGCGATCAAGTCCTAATGCAGCACACCGCTTTCTTCGGCAACGGCGAAAAGACCTTCGCCCTCACGACCGAGATGATTCTTGAACTTGAGCGCACCACCGGCGTCGGCATCTTGGCCTTGCACACCCGGTTCCGGGGAATGGCCGCGCATTTCTTCGACCTGACCGAAGTCATCCGCACCGGCCTTATCGGGGGCGGCATGTCACCGGACGCGGCTCACAAGCTCGTCAACATCTACAGCCGCTCGATGCTCATCACTGACCTTTATCTGCTGGCCTTCGACGTTCTCGACGCCCGCTATTCCGGCACGCCGGAAGAGGTGGCCGCATGAGCGATACGCAGAACCTCGAAATCAAGGCGACCGTTTCCATTGACGACACCGGCACCGTGACCGGCATCGCGTGGCCGTTCGGCTCGCCGGACAGCGTCGGCGACGTGATCGAAAAGGGCACCGTAGCCTTCGCTAATAGCGTGCCTATGGTCATGGAACACGATCAGCAGAAGGTTGTCGGCATCTGGGAGACCTACGCCGAAACCGACAGTGGCCTTGAAGTGAAGGGCCGCTTGTTCGTGGAAGGCATCGGACCCGCCCGCGATGCTCACCGGCAGCTTAAGGCCGGGAAGATCGGCGGTCTGTCCATAGGCTTCCGTCACACCGGCTTTGAACCGCGCGCCGAAGGTGGCCGCGTCTTCAAGTCCATCACCGTCAACGAAATCAGCCTTTGCCGCTTCCCGGTCCATCCGGGGGCACACGTCACCGTCGTCAAGTCTCAACTTAAGGAAGAGCTTATGGAAAACGAAGAAATGCAGAACGCCCCGGAAACGAAGAGTGACCCGGTTGTGTCTGCCGATGAACTGAAGGCCATCAAGGCCCGCATGGACAAGCTGGAAGCCAAGGCGAGCCGCCCGCTTGCCGCAAACAACAATCACCCGGCAGGCCAGAACGACAACGACGAGCGCAAGGCCTTCGTCTCGTATCTTCGCCGTGGCATCGAACGTATCAGCCCGGACGAAGTGAAGGCGCTCACCGTCTCGACGGACGCCAACGGTGGATACCTGGCACCGGAAGAGTTCGGCAGCGAGCTTATCAAGCTCTTGAACGAATACTCTCCGATCCGCAGCTATGCCCGCGTCGTGTCCATCTCGGCACCCGAGATCAAGTATCCGCGCCGCGTGTCCGGCACTGCCGCAACGTGGGTGGCTGAAACCGAAGATCGCACCGAAAGCGGCATGACCTTCGAACAGGTCACGCTCACCCCGTTCGAACTGGCGACCTTCACCGACGTTTCGAACCAGCTTCTCGAAGACAACGCCTATGGCCTTGAGGGCGAACTTCTCGCCGACTACGCCGAAAGCTTCGGCAAGACGGAAGGCGTGGCCTTCATCAAGGGCACCGGCACCGGACAGCCGAAGGGCATCATGACCGCGACCGGCATCAAGGAAGTGAAGACCGGCGCCGCCGCTGCCTTCCCGACCACGAACCCGGCAGACGTGATCATCGGCATGTATCACCAGCTTGCCACGTCGCACGCCCAGAACGGTGCTTGGCTGATGAACCGCAACACCCTGTCCGTCATCCGGCAGTGGAAGGACGGCACGGGCCGTTACCTTGTCCTCGACCCGATCACCGCAGGCGGCGTCATGACCCTGCTTGGCCGTCCGATCGTCGAAATGCCCGACATGGACGACATCGGCGCGGGCAAGACCCCGATCCTGTTCGGCGATCTGTCCGGCTATCGCATCATCGACCGCGTCGGCCTGTCCACGCTTCGCGATCCCTACACGCTCGCCGGCAAGGGGCAGGTTCGTTTCCACGCTCGCAAGCGCGTCGGTGCGGACGTGACGCATCCCGACCGGTTCGTAAAGCTGAAGGTCGCGGCCTAACCTATGGCCTACCAGCGGCCCGCATATGAACAGGTAACGATTGCGCACGGTGGCACCACCGTGACGCTTCGCCCGACATTGCGGGCCGCTGTCACCCTTGAAGCTCGCTTCGGCTTCCCGGCGATGTTCCGGGCGCTAGAAGAAGGCAGCTTCACTGTAATTTCTCAGATCATCCTGACGACCGCACTGCGGCAGGATGCGGCGGCCTTCCTTCCTTCAGAAGCGGCGGGAAGGCCACTTTCCCCCTTCATCAGCGCGACCCGCATGCCGCTCGCCGAACTCGTGTCGATGCTCATGCCGGCGCCCGATCCGAAGGCGAAGGACGTTCGCACTTCGGGCAAGCCGGTGACGTGGCCCGATTTCTATGCTGACCTCTATGAGAACGCGACCGGCTGGCTTGGCTGGACGCCCGATCAGGCGTGGAACGCAACCCCTACCGAGATTTGCCGCGCCTATGCCGGCCACGTCGCCAAGCTGAAGGCCATCCATGGCAGCGGTGAGGACGACAAGCCGACCGGAAAGGCACCGGACCCCGATCAGGCCGCACGCAACGAAGCTGCCGGCCTTGACCCCGAATTTGACCGTGCAGCCCTCCGCGCTCTCAAGGCCAAGCTGGCAGGTGGCGCATGAGCAAGCCGCCCCGCATCTGTTTTTGTGGCCGCGTAGTCGCGCATGGTGTCCTTTGTGAGTGCCAGCGCGCCCACACCCGCGAACGCAACGCCCGCCATGACGCACGCCGTCCTTCCGCAACCAAGCGCGGCTATAACGGCGAGTGGCGTAAGGCTCGCCGCGAATACCTGGCTGCGCATCCCCACTGCCGCGAATGTAGCAAGCACGGCGTCACCCGGCTCGCATCCGTTGTGGACCACGTCATCCCGCACCGTGGTGACAAGCGCATGTTCTGGCACCGCGCCAACTGGCAGCCCCTTTGCGAGCCTTGCCACAACTCAATCAAGCAGCGGCAGGAGCGGGCATTCATCAATCCCGGAATTGAGCAGGAATGTCATCGATTGGAGATGTCTTCTTTGGCGCCCGCACAGCCTGAGGTTCGCGAAGGTGTTCGAGACCACCAACAATTAAGCCAGCGAGCGAAACGCCAATGCCCGTCATGATTGTCCCGAGCGCAAGCACTGTGCCGTGAATGTTGATGATCGGGCTTCCAAGTCCAACGTCTGAGCTGGAGCCGCTAAGCAACCAGATCCAGCCGCCGGCTGTAACGCAATAACCAATCAAAGAAAGTGGATGAGAAAGCAATGATTTATCCCCTCAGTTCGGTTCACGCCGACGTCGTAAGAAACTGGACAATTACTGTCAAGAACTGGAGCGCGCAATGAGGTCTCTTCTCTACTCCTATCGTGGCCAGCGCTGGCTTCTCTCTGAGTTGGCGGACATCACCGGCATTTCAACGGCGACAATTAAGGCGCGCATTGTGGCGGGCTGGACGGTCGAGCAGGCTCTGACGATGCCGACGCCGAAGCAGCGCAGAGCGGGGGTGGTCTCCAATTCATCCGCCTTCGAGGGGACCGGCGCGGGGAGCACCGCGCAAGAGACACTGAATTTAAGTTTTTAGGGAAAGAGCTAATTACCGTATGGCAATCGTATCGCTGGAGCTTGCAAAGGCTCACATGAAGATCGACGGAAGTGCCGAAGATGAGCTTGTTTCCCTCTATCTCGACGGTGCGGAAACGTGGATCTCGAACTATATCGGCAAGCCGCTGACCGAGCTGGACCCGCTGCCGGCAGACGTGAAAATCGCCGTTTTGCGCCTCGTTTCGTTCTACTACGAGTGCAGGAACCTCTCCACGTTCGGCATTTCTGCCCAGCTTGCGCCGATGGGCGTGACTTCGATCCTCGACAGCTACCGGGAAAGGTGGTTCGGCGATGGCGAGTAAGAGCGGCAACGGCCTCACTGAGACCATGGCAGCCTTCGACCGGATCGCCCGCGCGCCGCGTGAGGCCGTCATTCCGGCGCTGATGAAGTCCGGCAACGAGCTTGCGGCAGCCCAAAAGCTGCTTGCAGAGACCTCCCGCGACAGCGGCGCGCTGATCGACAGCATCGAAGTCACTGCACCCGGCCAGCACACCCCGCCTTTCAGTCAGCCGGGCGGTTCCCGTGTTGCCGGCGAGACGGAAGTTCTCGTGACCGTGGGGAATGAGGACGTGCGCTATGCGCACCTTGTCGAATACGGCACCGCCCGCGCGGAAGCGCAGCCCTTCTTTTGGCCGGCCCTTCGACTTCTCCGAAAGCGCCTTCAGAACCGCATCAACCGTGCCGCCAAGAAGGCCGTAAAGGACGCATGGAATGATTGAGCCTACCCTTGCCCTCCAGACCGCTATCCGCGCCCGGCTCATCGGCAGCCCGGCAGTGATGGCACTTGTCCCTGAAGACCATATCCGCGCTGGCAGCACCCGGCCTGACAAGACCCCGGCAATCATCATGTCGGACGGCAACACCGCCTTGCACGGCCATGACTACGCCAGCCAGCGCACGGCATGGGTCTACCTCGACCTTCATATCTGGACGCTGGACGCCGGGCAGGACGCTGCAAAGGAGATCGCCGGCACTGTTGCCGCAGCGCTCGACAAGCACGGCCTGCAGATCGAAGGCGGCTATTGCGATCATTTCCGCGTCCCGGCTTCCCGGTTCCCGCGCGATCCCGACCCGGCCTATGGTCATGGTGTCCTGTCCGTCGAAGCCCTCATTCGGTGGATTGTCTGATGCTCAACATTGGCAGCATGGACCGGCGCATCACCATCGAACGTGCGACAGAGACACGCAAGCCCTCCGGCGATACCCTGAAGGCATGGGCACCCGTCGCCACGGTATGGGCCGAAGTCCTTCAGCAGTCGGCGAGCGAGTTCTTCACCGGATACGGCGAGGCCGAAACCGGCACCGTCATTTTCCGCGTCCGTTATCGCCCTGGCATCACGACCGCCTACCGCGTGACCTATGACGGCACGGCCTACGGTATCAAGGAGATCAAGGAACTCGGCAGGCGCGATGCGCTGGAACTTCGCGGCGAGGCCCTGAAGTGACCCACCTTCGCGGCGTGAAGCCGCCCATTGAACGCGACAGCAACGCTTTGACGAAGGCACCGGCAGCGCCGAAGCAGCTTTCAGCCTACGCACGCGCCGAATGGAAGCGGATCATGCCCGGCCTCATTGAACGGGGCATCATCACGCGCGGCGATCTTGGCGGGGTGGAAGACTACTGCCGTGCCCGTGGTCTTGTCCGTGAGATCGAGGACGCCCTTCGCGCATCCGGCGAGATCGACATGAAGCTTTGCCGTCTTCAGGACAAAGCCATGCAGACGGCCCGGCAGCTCGCCGCCGAATACGGCCTCTCTCCGGTGTCCCGCGCCCGTGTCGGCAGCGCAGCCGGTGGCGACGATGACGACGACAATCCGATGAGCATCGGCAGGAACCGCCCGCATGCCTAAGAGCGCGTTCCCGCAATGGATCAATGACGGCAGTCCTATCGATGACCCCTTCGGCTACGGACAGGAAGCCGTGGATTTCATCCGGGCGCTGAAGCACCCAGCGAGCACCGCGCCGAAGGGCCGTTTCCAGCTTTACGACTTTCAGGAGCGCATGACCCGCCGCATCTATGGGCCGCGCAATCCCGATGGAAGCCGGATCGTCCGCACGGTTTTCCTCATGCTTCCCCGTGGCAACCGCAAGACCAGTATCGCCGCAGCATGGGCGCTTCTCCATACCATCGGGCCGGAAGCGCGCCCGGCAGGACAGGCCATCTTTGCCGCGTCCGACCGAGAACAGGCGGGCATCGGCTTCAAGGAAGCCGCGAACATCGTTCGCGAGGATCGGCGCATTGTGGCCGCGACCCGCATCTATGACGCCCATAATTCGGCAAAGAAGATCATGGCACGCCCGAACAAGGCGGAACTGCTTGCCGTTTCCAGCGATGGCGCTGCCCAGCACGGCAAGACGCCTTCCTTCGTCCTTGTCGATGAAATCCACGCTTGGAAGGGCCGCGACCTCTGGGAAGCCCTGAAGTCAGGCATGGCGAAGGTTCCCGACACCCTCATGATCATCGCGACAACCGCAGGCCGTGGACAGGAGAATATCGGTTTCGAGATCTACGACTATGCCCGGAAGGTCGCGACCGGCGAGATTGAAGACCCGTCGTTACTGCCGATCATCTTCGAAGCCGAACCCGGCGACGATTGGCGCGATGAAGCGGTTTGGCGCAAGGTCAATCCCGGCCTTGCCCACGGCTTCCCCGATCTTGGCGGTTTGCGCACCATGGCACGCGAGGCCGAGCACCGCCCCGCAGAACGGTTCGCATTCCAGCAGTTTCACTTGAACATGTGGCAGGCAGCTTCCCGCGATCCGCTCTTCGATATGGCCGTCTATGACGCGGGCCGCGATCCGAACTTCGATCTCACCGACCTGGAGGAATTGCCTTGCTGGCTTGGCGTTGATCTTTCCCGGTCCGGCGACCTCACGGCCATTGTCGGCGCATGGCGTCACGATGATGGCCGGATCACGGTTCACCCGTGGTTCTTCCTGCCCTCCGAAGGCTTGGAGGACAAGGGGAAGCGCGAACAGGTTCCCTATGTCAGGTGGCGCGATGAAGGGCTGTTGAACGTCATCGACGGCCCGGTGATCGAACCCGACGTGATCGCCGACAAGATCATTGACCTTTGCGGCACCTTTGACGTGCGCGAAGTCATCTTCGACCCGTCGCTTGCCGGGCCGCTCATGGGCAAGCTCATCGATCACGGCATCAACGTGCTTCAGCTTCCCCAGACCGCGAAGCATATGCATGGCCCGATTTGTGACCTTGAGCGCGTCGTGAACGGTCGCCGCATCCGGCACGGCGCGCACCCGATCCTTCGAAACCACTTCGAAAGCGTCGTCGTGAAGCGCGCGACCAGTGCCAGCGAATTGACCACGATGCACAAGGGCACCCGTCATTCGAACCACATCGACGGCGCGATTGCGTCGGCGCTGTCCGTCTTCCGGGCAGCGGCCAACGACAACCAGCCCGCCCTTCATGAACTTGACCCCGACGAATACGCCGCCCGCATGGATGCCATGTGGGATGAGGCAGCATAAGGAATATCTGGAATGGATGACACGCAGCGCCTTGTCGTGAGCCTCGAGGCCCGGCTTACGAAGTATGAGCGGGATATGGCACGCGCCCGCAACGCCACAAACGACAACTTCAAGAAGATGGAAGGCCGCGCCCGGCAGTCTGCCGAGAACATGGAAAAGACCATGGGCAAGGCGTCGGCGTCTATCGGCGAGAAGCTTCAGGGAATGTTCGCCCCGCTCATGAAGGGTGGCGCGGTTGTCGCTGGCGTCGGTGGCGCTGCCATCGCCCTCAAGGAGATCGCGAACAGCGTTGCGGAAGTAGACCGTGAGGCCCGTAAGGCTGGCGTGTCGTCCAAGGTATGGCAGCAGTGGACCTATGTTGCGGCAGCGACCGGGATGAGCATCGACGGCGTGACGGACGCCCTCAAGGAGTTGAACATTCGCGGCGACGAGTTCGCCAAGACCGGCAAGGGCAGCGCAGAAGAGGCTTTCCAGCGTCTCGGCTACTCGGCAACCGACGTTGCCCAGAAGCTCAAGGATCCGAGCCGTTTCCTTGATGAGATCATCGGCAAGCTTCAGCAGATGGATGCCGCAGCACAGACCCGCATCCTCGACGAGGTATTCGGCGGAACCGGCGCGGAACAGATGGCGAAGGTTCTTGGGCTTTCCGTCGCCGAAATCCAAAAGATGCGCAGCGAGGCCGCAACCTTCACCGACGAACAGGTCGAAGCCGCAAAGCGGATCGATCGCGAGTTCTCGACCATGTGGCGCAACTTCACGGTCTACGCCAAGCAGGCGGCAGTCGAAGGCGTCAACGTTGCGTCCAAGGTGATCGGCTTCATCAACGATCCGACGATGGGCGCACGCGACCGCAGGCTTGCCGAATACAACAGCCCGGAAAAGCAGCTTGAACGCTTGCAGAAGCAGCGGGACGGCATCTTGAAGGCCATCGAACGCGAGAAGGCGAACACCGGCAACGTCCTTCAGCAGTCGGAACTTCGGAACCTCGAAACGGCCCTGTCTGCCGTTGACGACCAGATTCTTGACCTCACGGGCGGCAGCGACGAATTCAAGCAGGCCCTCAAGGAACTGTCCGCAGCAAGCAACAGCCTGTCCGGCGCGTTCGGCGGCAACGTCACGGCAGCGTCGAACTTTAAGAACGCCCTTGCCGAACTGAAGAAGCTCGTGCCGGAACTGAAGGCCGAACTGGAAACGCTCGCCACGACGGACGGCATCGACGCGGCCTATAACAAGGCCGTGCAGAGCGCCCGAACGATGGGCGAGGTGATGAACGCCACGAACCTCGCGAACCGCGCCAAGAGTATCGCGACCTACGGCAATCATTCGAATATGCTGGACCTGATCGGGGCAGCAGAAGGCACCGACAAGGGACGTGGCTATAACGAGACGCTTGGATATGGCGCATTCACCGGGGGAGCGGTCAACCTCACGGGCATGACCTTGAACGAGGTTCTTGCCCTTCAGCAGCGCATGCTTGCCCACCCCGGCAACAGCCACAATTCCTCGGCAGTCGGGCGCTATCAGATCGTGAGCAAGACGCTCCGCAGCCTGATGGATGAAATGAGCCTGTCCGGTGATCGTCTGTTCGATGAGGACACCCAGGACGAACTTGCCCGTGCGCTGTTGCGTCGTCGTGGCAATGATCCGGCAGCACTCCGCAACGAATGGGAGGGCTTGCGCCGTGTCGATGACGGCACGATCAGCAACGCCTATGGTGGCACGCCGACCGCAGCCCAGCCGCTTGCACCGACCGATAGCGAACGCGATCGCACCGAACTCATCCGGCAGCAGGACGCAGCCCGCAAGAGCTTGAACCAGTCGGTGCAGGAAGGGCTTGACCTTGCCCGGTTCGAACAGTCGATTTCCGGTATGTCCGCATCGCAGCAGCGGCTTGAGCTTGCCGTCTATCAGGCAGAGCAGGAGGCGAAGAGGGCAGGGATCACGCTCACCGATCAGGAGCTTGCCAAGCTTCGCGAGAAGATCGCGCTCACCCAGCAGCTCGACGGCACCAATCAGCAGGTTGCCGCGTCGGCGGATGGCCTGAAGAATGCCCAGCAGTATTTCGCGGAAAGCTTCACGTCGTCACTGTCCGGCCTGTTGACCGGCACCCAGACCTTGAACGGCGCGCTTCAGAACCTGCTTTCGAGCTTGATCGACGCCACCCTTCAGGCGGCCCTTCTCGGCAAGGGTCCGCTTGCCGGTCTTGGCGGCGTCGGCACCGGATTGCTCGGGATGCTCTTCGGCTTCAGTGAGGGCGGCTATACCGGCGACGGTGGCAAGTATCAGCCTGCCGGCGTGGTTCATCGCGGCGAATATGTCATGTCGAAGAAGGCAACGAGCCGGATCGGCGTCGGCAACCTTGAAGCACTTCACCGCGACGCGCTTGGCGGGTTTGCGGATGGTGGCTATGTCGGCGATGCACCTTCGATCCGCAAGCCGGACCTGAAGCCTGCGAACAGCAACCCGACGAACGTCGTCACCATTGCGCCCGCAATCACTGTGAATGCATCCGGTGGCGAACCTTCGCAGAATGCCGACCTCGCGGCCCGCGTCGGCAAGCAGGTTGAACAGCAGTTGAAGGGCATGGTGGCAGAGCAGATCAGGATTGCCGCGCGGCCCGGAAACTTCCTCAACACTAGGAGCCGGTGACGGCTTCTTGCATCTCTAGGTCGCGAGCCTCAAGCCACTCTCTCATATTTACGCACATGCGCCCTAGGAACACGTCGTCAAAGAGTGGTTCGGTGGCGCCCAACGGCGTGAAGTAGTAGAAAGCACCGTCCAGCATGGACCATGTGCCGATGATCTCACCATCGGCGATGGTGATCACGTCACCGCTCTCGTCGTCACTGTCAAACATGCCCTCGAAGTAGAATGTCCAATGCTTTTGGATTTCCATGTCGTTTCCGGGTCTCCCTGCTGCTACCGGACAGAGGGTGCTAGAGAGGCGGCAAGTCGTAAAGACCTCGGCAAGCGCTATATTTCGGCCGGTGTCAGTAAATGCATATGTGCAGGGCGCTCATTATCCGGCCTGTCTGTTGCCGCGAAGCCACGCTTTTCTTGTTCGCTGTTTGACTCATAGCGCCCCGCTGGCGCGTTTCTTGTGCCGAGAGGCTTCGGCATGCCGGCAGGCCCGTCCAAACCTCTCAGTGATTCGCTATGGCGGAAACGGGACGGGAGCGAAGCGACCGGGCCGGAACGGTCTGACTTCTGAGCCGGAAGGCTATCCGTTTGCCGGGGAGGGGTGCCCGTAGCCGGGAGCCTGAAAAGCGTTACGGGGTCACCCGTTACTACTATTATATATATTATTCTTATTAGAAATAATCATAGGTAGCTAGAACGCCCTCCCTGTCACGGGAAACGTTTTCGGCCCTAGAACGCCTTCTTCGTCACGGAAAACTGCCGGGAAACGGCGGTCCCATGAAAAGCTCCGGCTTTCGTGCGCATCCCGGCTACGTGGCCGCTATAACGTAATCAGATACGTTATTTCAAAGGGACACCCATGCCTCGCCCAAAGTTAGACCTCACCCCGGAACAACGCCGGGAGCGCGTGCGATTGCAGAACTGCGCACGTCAGGAAGCAAAGCGGAACAGAGAGAAGGAATCGAAGATGGCCGTGCAGGTTGCCGCCGAATTGGCAGAGATTGAAGAACTGTATGAACTCGCCGAAGAGCTGCTTCAGCTTCGCCTTCCGGCCGCAATCGAGATCGTCGCAGAGTGGCAGCGTCAGGCCCGCAGGCCATTCCCGGCATTGTTCGCCGGCCCGCGCGCCGAGCACGAGACGCCTCAGGCCCACTATGCCCGTCAGGAGAAGGCGAGGAAGCTTTGCCTCATTCGCATGATGGCTGCCGATCATGTTCAGAAGCGTAGTGCCCGGCGGCGCAAGGCTGTCTTTGACGTCAAGGAGGCCAATGAGGCGGCGGCACTCGGGATCACGGTAGACGCTTACCGGAAGCACAAGAAGGGGCTGAAGCTCGCCAATCGCATGAAGAAGATCCTCGCAGATCGTGCGGCAGCCTGATCGCGCTCACGACTTCATGCGCGCCGTCCTGATCCCGCTATAGATAAGACAGCAGGCGCGATTGGTTCTCCCGCCTGTGGTTTGGGAAAGAGAGACCCGCCACCACACTGCCGGTGGCGGGCTTTTTTCGAAAACTAGAGAAAATAAGTAAGTGCTTACTGAGGATTAGCAAAGCAAAATCAATAAGTTAAGATAGTTTTTCGCTTGCAAAATCACGTTGGCTGACTCATGAAGGAGCAGCCCGCTCATGGGCGAGGGGATTGAAATCGAATGCAGACCTATATGTCGACCGACACCTACCACCATGTTCTTGACCAGCTTGAAGACCTGTTCGCCAGTTTCGATCCGGCTGCCCCGGATTGCCTTCGCACTCGGATGATTTCCATCCTTGGAGAGGAGGGTGGGATTTGGCCGGCGTCGTGCCAGGCCGGCAACGATGAGCACCGCGTCAAGCAGGCCGCCTAAACAATCCTGTCATAAGAAAACAATGGCTTACAACACGCCTATGGCGAGCCTGTTGTGTTCCATACTTTCGTGTGAGCAATAGGAAGTCCCGCAACAAACAGGGACGATCCCA